CGTTCTAGGGGATTGTATATGAATTTTTCTTTAAGCATAGCATAAGTATACTATACTTTGACTTAAAAATCAAGTGGTTTATAGATTTTCTTTTACTTCTGCGATTAGTTTTGCTTTAGTATGGCGACGGTCTAATTGAATTCCAAGATTTTCTTCAGCCCACATATCAATTTGCTTTTTAGTCATTGACTCGAAATCTACTTCTGGTAAATCTGTAGGTTCTTCAGTTGTTGAAACTGTCTCACCTACTGCGATTGTTACGATTTCACTTGTTGCTATTACATTTTCTAAATCTCTTGCTTCGTTTTTTGCGACACGACCCATAAATTCACGATGTCTTTTTGCATCTTGTATTTCTTTTCTAATCTCTCTTTTTTCTGGAGAAAGGTCTTCAAGTCCATCTGGATTTTTTTCTAAATCTTCGACAAGTTTTTTCATCTCCTCTTTAGAGATAGTTTTTGTTTCACCTCTAACTATTAATGCCATTATTTCTTCACCTTCTTTTTTGCTGTTTTGACTGCTAATTTGTGTACTGAATCTTTTTCAGTCTTATCATTTTTGTTATGTCTGTGTTCTAACTCTATTGTATCTACTGTAACCTTTGATATATATTTACTATTTGCTAATAAATCAACCATTGATTCAGCATCTACAGTATATCCCATTCCGTTTAACTCACGGACCATCATGTCCATAGTAACTGAAGGAATATCATTTGCCTTTAATGAAATGAGATAGGCATTGATGTCACCCATTAACTGTGCATCATAGTTTGCCTTCTCTTGTAAGAGTAGACTAATCTTCATATTAGGCTCTTTCTTCTCTACCTAATGGATTTGATTCTTCACCTGATGCTGATTCATCACCACCAATGTCTGCTACGATATCATCTTCTAAGTCAGCACCCATATCACCACCAAGTTCAACATCACCCATATCATCAGCCATCTTTTCGCCTGATAATACTAGAGTTGCATCCTGTACTGCATCTTTGGCAGAACGTGCTTGTCCTAGTAAACTGTTAATTGCATCATCAACTGAACCTTTAAACGTTGCCGCTTGGTCTGGACCATGTGAATATGCCATTTCGTCTGCTAGTGGACCGATTTGGTCGTTTTGAATCTTGCCTAACTTTTCGATAACATCTTGCAATTCATCAACAATGCCTCTTGCGGCCATTGTGATTTCTGCTTCTGCGGCATCGACTTCAAGTAGAGCGTTTAATTGCTCATGTAAAGTTTTTTCTAATTCTGTTCTTTCCATTTTATTTCCTCAATTATAATATATTACATTCCGTACAATTCTGTACTTTCATCCCAACTATCATTTATTTCTTCAAGTTTAGACTGCATACTCATTAGTGAACCAACACCCGCTTTATCGCCAGTGTTAAAAAATTTGTGACTATTCTCGCCTCTATATGCTATAGCGTACTCTAGTTCTGATATAAGGGCTTCCAACTTGTCTTTAGCGTGAGATAACTGTGAATCTGATACATAACGATAATGTTCAGGTCCTTTTTCTTCGTCTGCTTCTTGAACCGCGTTAACTGATTCTCCAAGACCCATATCTGCAAGTTGTTCTTTATCGTAATCAAATTCCCATGCTTTTAACCAACCTAAAAGATTCTTTTTTGAACCTCTAACCTTGGCTGTCCAAATACCAAATCCACTGTCAGGTGGACCTTCTTGCCATTCAGGCATTGAAATAAAGACATTAAATTTTCTCATCTCTTTATAGTGTTTCTTTAACAAAGGATTCTTAGATTTGGGTTTATCTAATTCAAGGTCATAATCTACTTCAATAGTGTGAGCCTTTTGAGATGCGTCAATTTCTCTGTTTAATGGGTCTGCTACATTCTGTTGATATTGCATCGCTCTTATTTCATCTTTGTCATATTCACCATCTTGGCGTCTAAGCATTCCATCATCTTCATCTTCTTCAATTGATTCGTTGGCTCTTCTTAATGCGTTTGCTACACTTGGATGGTCTGATAATCCTTTTGCAATCTTTTCAATAACTGCTACTGCGCCATCAAAATCACCGCCTTTGAATCTTGGATCATTTAAAACACCAAATGCCATTTTAATCTGCTTTGCAGAGAACTCAGATGATTCTTCATTCACTATTGAAGTCTCGCCATGTGCTTTTATTAATGAACTGATTGTCTCAATCATAAGCATATTTTCTATATATTTCGCACTCATATAACTATCTTTCAACTCAAGTTGCTCGGCCTCAAGTGATGTCTTTGCTTCTTGTAATGTATCGAAATCACCTTCAACTTCATAGCCAAAGTTTTTCTTCAGATATTCGTTCATTCGTGAAGATATGTTAACTTCAGTCGAATTAAAAAAACTTGATGTGTGTAAATTCATATTAATTATCCCAGTATGCTGTATATTACTTGTATTTATCTTTTTAATACACAAATATAACTTTTTAAAGAATTATATCTTCGTAGAGGCTTGTAATTTTTTGCTTGGCTCTACCAGCATCATTCTTTGATTGGGAAAATCTTGCTTGAGCAATATCCATTCTACCATCATTATTTGCACGTTTGGCAACTTGATATGAATGTTTATGTTGAATTGCTCCTATGTAATGACGTTCAAATAATTCATTTATTCTAATTATATCAGTAATTTCTGGAGAATTAATTGGTTTATCTTCATTAAGATATTTGGCAATACAACAAACTGATTCATATAATTGTATATCTTCAAACAATATACTATTACTCCGTCTATCAATTATATTATATCTATCTTCATCATTCTTCTCCACTGAAAATGCGCCTACGTTGACTCCTTTTTCAGTTTTAGTGGATTCACTAATTGTCGTTTTGACTTTAGCCGCGACATTTGATGTTGCTTTTTCAAATCCTTTAATGATTTTTGACATTGCGTCAATATCTGAACGTTTTACGCCAGGAGTAACATCTACAGGAGATGAACCACCTTGTTCAGTTGTTTCTGTGAGTTTAATTGGTTTTTTGCCTTCCATGACTTTCATCAGATTGGACATTAAATCTATATCTTTTTTGCTTGGTGCAGACATTTGAGACTCCTAGTTGTTAAACAGTTTTATATCCTCGTATAGTAGGAACTAATACACCTTTGTGTGTTAATCCCTCTGCCAGTCTCATTTCTCTACCTGACAGTTGCGATTCATTCACATAATCTCCCTCGGAGAAGTATTTGGTAATCAAATCTTCTTCTTCCTCTGTAATCATTACGTATAACCCACCTAATATTTCTTTTAACTTCATTGTTGCTCTTGTTGTTGTGCTTTTCTTAGTTTATTAAGTAAATTTCTAAACTGTATTCTAGTCATCTCACTTCCTGCTAGAGAATCTAGGTTAGCGGCTTGATATGCCATAGCCTTACGCTGAATTGGTGTCAATGGTTTACCCTGTTCTGCTTTGTCCATTGCATCCGCTGTCTGCGCCGCTGTTGCTCCCCCTAAGTTGTCTCTTCCAAGACGTTGCATTGATTGAATTCTTGCTGTTTTAATTTTGCCCATTTCCGCATTATCCATAGGAGCAGTTGCGCCTACTGGCTCGTCCACTTCTACATCTACATATGCATCCCCGCCTTCTTCATCGGGACCTTGTGAACCCGTGCTATATGCTTCGCTTAATTCTTTCCATTCTTCATATGATAGATAAATGTCTGTATCTGGGTCGTAATAACTGCCTTCTATCGGGTCATAGTATACTACTTTGCCTGATTTTGTCATAATAGGTCCTTCAAGACCATCACGTGGTTCGTATTTTTCTCTGTCTAAACTTGGAAGTGTATGTTGAAGTGTTTTTGCTCTTGCTATGTCTGGAGAAATATGCATCTCTGCACCTTCTTCAACAGATAAGCCCATGATACGCTCAATCGCATCTTTGTCTTTGGTTTTTAGTGATGTCATTACATCAATATAATCAGAAAATGTCAATGTTTTTAGTCTTTTATTAACATCTTCGACTGAAATGTCCACAAATGTAGCAATATCCTGTATTCTATCATCAATACCTTCTTTAAACATTGTTTTTTCTATTTCATTCTTTAATGACATTATATTCTCCGTTATCTTCTATTTAGAGTTTTTAATCTTTTACTGGCTGGATTCATTCTACGAGTCATTTTAGCCTTACGTTTCATTCTTGCACCCATTTTTGCTTTTGTTCTTGCTAATGTGAAACGTTTCTTCATATTAACAGGTTTAAAACATGCACCAGGTGTCGTTACTGTCTTACCCTTAAGTCTGCCAGAACTACATCTATATTTACGAACGATTGACCTTCCTTTTCTAGCATATACCAATTTTGCCTCGTATATTTCTTTGGAAAGTTCTTCAAATAACATTTTAGTTCTCTTATATAAGTTTAAACATCTGTGCAAATAAGGCAATCAACATAGTAGAAAATAAAGTTGATGCTGTCCACATAATCATTTTCTTCAATTCAGTAAAACCTTTATCCATCTCTTTTTCATTCTTGTCAATCTTATTATTAATATCTAGCAATGACTTATTAAAGTGATGGTATCTCTCATAGCATACAGCCACGTGAGTTTCCAAACTCTCCGCTTCTAAGTGTGCTAATCTTGGTTCTTTATCAGCCATAAAATCTCCTCAAATATAATTAATTTCTAATTGTATTTATCTTCCTCAGTATGTTATTTATCTTCAAGCAAAACTAAAAAAGAGGACAATTTGTCCCCTCTTTAATTAATTAAATTTAATTAATCAGTCTTTTTTATATCTATCAGCGAACCTATGAGAGATGTCTCTTTTAGTAGTATACGTTGTTCGACCCAATCTCTTGCCAATGGCTTTACCTGCTTGGTGGGCGGCGATAACTGAGCCAATTTGTACGATTGGTTTATCCCACATAGTTTTCTTATTATCTTTTTTGTCGTCAACCATATAATTACCACGTTTTTGTAATTTTAGAAGTGCTGGTAGAATTTCCGCAAGTCTTGCCTTTCTACGGAACCATTGAACTAATCGTGTTACTACTAATGCTCTCTGATTTTGACTTAAATTATCCCAATCTCCAACTAGTCTACGAACTGATTTTAACATACCGTCTTGAACGTTAAGATTTCTCTGATAACGTAATAAGTATCTTTGTTCAAATGATGTATCACTTCTATTGTTAGAATAATGAAGTAAAAATCTCAAAATATCGGCTTTCTGTAATGAAAGTCTTTCTTTTGCTATCTCATCTTTTTCATCATCACCAATATCATTATCTTTACCCATCAAACGGTTAAGAGCCATATACATATCTGTTCCATTTGTTCTGAAATAATCAAAATTTCTAAAAATCATAGTGCGTGATGCTACATCAGATGCCAATGGGGCAAAGTCATAATCTTTATTAAATATATTCAATACAAGAAAGTGAACAAAAACTAAATCAGCCGCGTCATCTATATTGACATCATTGGCCATCTTTTTAGTTCTGAATAATCTACTTTCAGACAATGTATTTACAAGTTGTAACTTTTCTGAATATTGTTCCATCTATTTTCTTCCCATTTCTTCTAACATTTTCGCATTTTCAAGAGTTTTTTCACTCGCATATGTAGTGAAATATCCTGGTATAAATGCATGTATCTTTAACGCAAATGCCATTTTTAAACACTTTATCATAAACTTATTCACAAAGATAAAATGTTCCCAATAAGTCATATTAACGGCATCAAGATGTTTTTTTGATTCCTTAATAATCATATCTCTCCCCTCTTAATCTAATTGTATTTATCTTATCTATATACTTCCGTTTCGACATCGTTTACTGTTAGGATGTCGTTTGCATCTAAACGAACCGTGACTCATATGTTTCTTTGATGCTGTTGCTTTACGGGTATTCGCATTCCTTTTTATTTCTACAAATGGTATTTGTCTTTTGCCCATCCGTGGTCTCCTATAATTACTTGCACTAATTAAGTGATACTGGTTATCTCTCTTGCCTCATATTTGCTGCCGTGAATCCTGCTCTGTTCACTAGTTTCACGTCTTTATCTATTACGTATCCTTCGCCGCCCTTTTCACCATTTGTGCTGGCTTCTATATCTGCTGGTTGAGAATCTAACGCTTTTATAATCGTATTCTTTGTGGTCATAACACCTTTAATAAATGTAAAGAGTGCCTCGAAACCATCGCTGTTTTGTTCAACCCACTGAACAACTCGTTCTTTCTTGGGTCCACTCAATTTTGATGTATCAACCCAAACATTAAAACTTGGTCCTAGATTGTCTAGGTTGCCTGCTTTTACACTATTATTAATATAAGTGTAAAGAATATTGCCAAAGTCTGCCATCTTCAATTCGGGTGGTACTGCTAATAACGTATCAATTGATTTAGCATTGGTTGTTAGGTAATTTTCTAATCTATCTACTTCAGGAATATCAACCCCAGGAGACTGAGTAACAAATACTGGTGGCATAATCCATGTTTTGCCTGCTCTAAGTTGTCCCATGTCTACGTTGCTTTTATTTCCTTCTAAGTCAATAGATTGATGTACTACAATACCGACATCATAATTTATTATTTTTTGACCTATATCACTCTTAGCATCTACTGAATATGTAGTTACGTTTGGCTTGAATATAAGTCTACCATCTTTTGATTGTGGAGTTGAGAACCATAACAAGTCGCCGTGTAAGTATCCTCTGAAGTCTTCAGGTATAACACTTTCTACTGTGTTCCATATGTTCTTCATCTTTGATGCGAACTCTCTACGACTATCTTCAATTTCGCCTTTGGCTCTACCTAAAAACATCTTCTCTAAGTCATCACCGCTTGTAACTTTGCCATTATATCCTTTTGCAGTGAATCCACTTTTATCTGTAAGTACAAACTCTCCGTTTTCATTTCTACCAAAGATAACGGCTGGTGAGCCATCCCATTTGATACTGATTGATTTTGGAGAAGTTTCTACTTGATGTAGTTTAGCAATTGCTTTTTGGCCACCGACTGAACCATCCCATATAACCAAGTCTTCTAAATGTTGAATTCTTGCCCCATTATTTTCTTTAAGAGCGGCGTCAAGAAGGTCTTTCATTCTCTTATGAAAACCAACTTGTATATTACGAGGTTTTCTCGGACCGCGAAATCTTCGTTGTCTGCCTTTGCCTAAAATAATTTCTTTAATCTTCATATCATTTCTTTCCGTATGGAGACTCGCCTGTTAATTTAGGACGAGCAAACCAAAGTCTAAACCAATCATCCGTTCCTGGTTCTATCTTATGCTTCTTCTGATACTTAGATTTTTCAGTTCCTATATAAGAAATATTTTCTTGATGAGTATCTTCCATTTGATATGGTTTATAGATGCCTGCAAGTACTTTTAATTCTTTTAACTGTTGCTCAAGTGTCATTTTTCCGTTTCGCATGAGTTATTCCACGTTTGAATTTTCTCATGTCGCCCGTACGTATGCTATTAACTAATCGCTTGGACAAATCCACCGCAACAGATTCATCAAATTCACGATGTATGAATTCAATTAAATTTATTGCGCCAGAAATTATATGTTCGCCTTTTTGTTCGACAAATCTTTCTGGCTCATTTTTAGAAATCGCCATTGAATTTAATTCTTCAAATAGACTTCTGCGAGGTTTTTTAGTCATAAAATCATTCTCCAGGAGACAATTTCTCCGTTATCAGTATTTATCAATTATCATCAAATGGATTGGACTTTTTTGACTTTACCATAGCCCGAAGGTTGATGGCTGACTCTGATTTCTCTGGTGGAATAGCAGATGATGTATCATTAGAGCCTGTAATGGTACTTTTTCTTTTTAACGTGTCCATTACCTTTGAAGTTTGTGAATCTTGTGTTCCGACTGCTAAATCATCATCATCTAAATCTGAATCGCTAATTCTTAGACTATCTCTATCAAATACGAGATTTATTTTAGAACCAACGCCACTTGAACTTCGTGTTTTTAATAATTGGAGTTGATATTGACCTCGTTCTCTCATTGCATTACTTGTAAAGATACCAATAACATTGTCAGCAGTTTGAATTTTAGAAATACCACCAGCAATATGAGAGTGGTCAAACTCAATTTCTTCTACTGCTGAACGATTTAATTGAGATGCTGTAACAAATATTGTCTGTGTTTCCATAGAAAAGTTACGCATTTCTTCTGTAACATACTTATCTTTAATAAACAAGTCACTCGGAGAAACCTTTTTTGTTATCGGCATCACAAGGTCTAAATAATCGACACATACACAATCAACTGTTTTTCCTGTTACGATTTGAAGTTCTTTCAGATACGAACGTATATCATTAATTGTTGAACCTGATGAAAGATATTTAATTCTAAGCATTCCAGATTTTTTACCAACTGTCTTAACTTGTAATTCGACATCATCAAGTTCTTTAAAAATTCGTCTGGTACTACGGTCAGTTACCATTGCATCAATACGCATTGCGGATAACTCTTCCGATAATTCTAAGGTAACATAAACAACATTCATTCCCATCTGTGCCCAATTCCAACACAAATTCTGCATGAATAATGATTTACCTGAACCTGAACCACCAGCAAAGATGGTTACTTCGCCTCGATTGATACCACCGTAAAGTTTATTATCTAAATCTTTCCAACCTGTAGTAATTTGTCCATTATTATCTTTCAAGTGTTCAAGTCTTTTTCTCGGGTCATCAAAATAATCTGTACCCAAAGACCGTGTTAATCCAATCTGAACTGCATCTTTGATAGTTGTTTCTACTTCGCCGTATCTACCTTCTTCAAGTAAATCTGCACTATTAACGATTGCTCGTTCAATTGCTTTGTGTCTACAGAATGTTTCAAACTCATCTATAAACCAGTCACTATGTTGTTCTATGTTATCAAGTATTTCTATTACTTGCCCAGTTTCTGCTTTTATCATTTCAACTGTCGGCATACTCTGATATTCGTTGCTATATGAAATAATATATTTTACAACCTCACGAACTTCTCTATCAAAATGTCGGTCATCAACAATTCCCATAATCCTCGTGAACAACTGAGGATCGGTCATCATAAACTGAACGAATAATTTCTGCAAATCTGCGGAATAATTTTTGACTTCTGACATTTATTTACCTAGAGTTATTACTATATTATACAAAATTATTACCAGTTTGTCAAGACTAATATGTCTCAAGAACTTTATCTGCAATTCCGTGTTTGACTGCTTCTTCTGGTGTTAACCAATGGTCTGTCTTTGGTGCTAACATATGCTTACGAATGTATGGTTCTTTCTTTCCTGTACATTTCATATAATGTTCAAGAAGTTTTTGATTTGTCCATTCCATATGGGATTGTGCATCTAGCATATCGTGATATTGACCTCGAGTTCCGCCACTAAATTCGTGTGACATAACTGCTGTATTTTGTGTCAGATAGCGATGTCCTTTTTGACCAGCCATCATCAACATAACACCACATGATGCAATTGAACCCATCCCGTATGTATATACTGGAATACGAGATTGCTTGACGATATCAATCAAATGCATACAACTATCTACATATCCGCCAGGACTGTTAATGTATAAATGAATAATATTTGGTGCCTCTTTTTCTGGCATTAAATTGTATTCCATAATCATCTTAACTAATGGCATACAGTTTTCCTGATTAAATTCTTTATCCATGTGCAACACCCCATTCTCTCTCAAAAACTCACCTGGCGCCTTTGGTGGTGCTGGTGGCATCGGCATTGGTGGTGGAGGTGGAACTGGTGGTGCTTCTTGTGGTTCTGGTATTACATTATATCTTATATCTTTTTCCATTACTTCTCCTACGCTTTTTAGTGCGGTCGTTTGGCTCACCCGCTACCTTGAGTTTAATTATGTTACATTATTCGTGTTTTCACACTTATTTTCGTTTTATTACTTATACGCCCATCAACAATTGATTTTAACGTATACAATTTTCCATATTCTTTTACTGAATCTGCCGCATCTTTAATATGTTCTTCCCAGATTGGAAATGAAACACTCCAACCATTCTCTTGTGCTTGATATATTAACTTCTTTCCTGCACTATCTTTATCGGGACACACAATTACTTCCCCTTTAAACTGATTAATATAATCAATTTGTTTCTGTGATGCTTCGTTACTCATTATTGCAACGCAATCTAGTACTGCCGCATCAATCGTTCCTTCAACTACAATTAAAAACTCTTTATCTTCTCTTATCTTATCAGAATTATATAAAAAATTCTTTGGTTGCTTCGTCATATATTTAGATTCTGATTTATCTGTGACATCTCTGCCTGTATAACCTACAATCCTATCACCCTGTGTGAATGGAAATATAATACGATTCTTAAATCCAAATGAACTACTCCAATATGTATCAACGAAGTCATATACACCTCTATCTAATAGATATTTAGCAGCCATAATCGCACCCTCTGGTGGAGTCTCTTTATTTATAATATCATCTAACAATTCCGAGTTCTCGGGCAATTTCATACCCGGAAATGATGGAATTCTTGTCGTTTGAGTCTTTGATGCAAATACCCACGGTCCATCGGATAATTCTTTTTCTCTTATACTTTCAATTTGTAATCTTTTTACTTCACTCTCGGGTACGCCTAGTAATCTCATAAACTTGACAAAATTCTTGTTTATAACGTGACCTTTTCTATGAGATGCTGTAATACCACAATTAAAACAATGATATGATACTAAATCGCCCTCGGTCTTTAATCCACCTCTCATTCTCGTATCGCCACGAGATTCTCCCTGGTCGATACAGCACGGACAATTAAAACTCAGCCAACCGCCTGAACTTTGTCTTGTCTTACCGGGAATGAATTGATAAAC